AAAGGCGACGAAATGATAAAGCAACAGCAGGATATTGAACAAAAACTGTGGGAAGTCGAAAATCCCGATTGGAAAGAGAAAAATAAGAAGTTTACGCCGACAACAACATCAAGGGAGCAACTTGCAAAAGAGCAAACAGACTACTTGGATGACGCTGAATTTCTTGCAGGCAAAGAGCGGGAACAAAATGAAGAAGCAATAAACAAACGACTGCTTGAAAAATACAAGGACTATGCCGACCAACGCAGAGATATTGAGGAGCAGTTTAATCGAGACATAGAGGAGTTGCGCAGGCAACGCGCAAATGCAGAGGATACAGGCACTTCAGAGCTTGTGAGGCAGTTTGACAGCGCGATAAACAAGGCCGTAAGCGATAAGGGAAAGGGGCTTATGGAGTTCGACTTTAACATATTCAAGGAAAGTCCTGATTACATACGCGCCTTTGAAGATTTGCGGAATACTTCTACCGAAACGCTTACCTATCTAATGGAGCAACTCGACGGCATGAAAGAACACATGGCCGAAACGCTTGACCCGACGGCTTTATTGGATTACACGCACGTGATGCAGCAAATATACAATGAACTGACATCACGCGACCCATTTAAGGCGCTAACGGCATCACAAGCAAAATTGACTGCTGCAACAAAGAAACTTGCACAGGCAAAACGCGAACTTGCACAGTCGCGTGTGTCGGGCGATGCCGATGCGGAAGCAAAGGCACAGGAGAAAGTGCGTATTGCGCTCGATGAACAGGTGCAGGCGTACAAGGAGGTTGCGGACGCGCAAAAAAAGGTAGCCGACCAATTCAAAGGTTTATTTGATTCAATATCAAATCTTGGCGATGTAATAGGAGGTACAGGTGGAGAAATCATTTCGCTTATTGGAGACATTGGCAATTTTGTACTTACATCCATAGACGGCGTAAAGACGGCGGCGGCAGCAGGAGCTACGGCGTTGGGAACGCTCGAAAAGGCATCTGCGATACTTGCTATTATTCAGATGGTTATTGTTTTGATTGACAAGATTTCAAATCTTATTCCAAGCGCACACCAGCAGTACGAGAAATATGCAGCAAAAGTTGAAGAAGTTAATAAACTGAAACAAGCTGTATTGGATTATGAGGTTTCAGTAATAAAAGCCAAACATGCGGAGGAATCGTGGTTTGGAAGCGACAGTCTTGGTTCGCTAAAACATGCGCGGGATGAGCGTGAAAAGATAGATGAGGCTTATTTCAACAAACTACACAGCATGCAGGCTGAATATCAAAATGAGACTAAAAGTGGATGGTTTCGATGGGTAAAAGCATCCGTTGCGCTTGCAAGCGGTAATGCAGGAGCGGCATACGAAGAGATGTTTGGTCTTGGCAAAGGTGGAAGCTACTTAGAAAAACAAACAGAGGCAATCAAGAATCTGCGAATTGAAACAGAAAAAGCAACATCGGGTTTTTTAGGCACAGGATGGGGGGCGAAAGCGCAGAAAACGGAAGACCTTGCGGCTTGGGCAAAGCGAGAACTCGGAGGAGACCTATTCGACGAAGATGGAAGGCTCAATGCGACACTTGCAAAAGAAATACTCGATAAATATGGCGACAAACTTGTCGGGCAAACAGAGGACACGCTCAAGGAGTTAATGAAATATCAGGAAATGTGGGATGAATATAAAAAACAACTTGAAGAATATGTGTCGTCTCTATATGAACCATTGGTAGATAATTTTATTGACAGCCTTTGGAGTTGGTTTGACGAAGGAAAGGATGCCCTCGATAGCTTCAAAGACTATGCGGCAAGTACATTCAGAAATATAGTATCTGACATGATGAGGTCAATTGTGCTGTCTAAGATTTTCGATACATTTTCAGATGATATTGTCGAATTGTACAACAAGTATGCCGCCGGTATGCTTACAGAGGATGAATTGATGCAGCAGGTAGCACAGAGAACGCAAGCTGTCGTTGACAATTACGAGGAGCAACTTCCGGTACTTCAAAATATGATGCAGGGATTTAACAATATGCTTTCAGGATTGGGTATAGACATGCGTAAATATGGAGATGACGCATCAGACAATTCCCTACGCGGCGCATACGCCAAAGCATCACAGGAAAGCATCACCTTGCTTGCAGGTCAGTTCGGTTCAATAAAAGTTATCCTTGAAGAAATGCTTCGCTTGTCGCGTGAGAAAGGCGATAACGCCATGATAGCGCACTTTGTTTCGTTCAACGACAATCTGCTTGCCATACGTGAGATGCAGGCTTCAGGGTGGAAAGAGGTTGCTGTAATACGCGAACTAAACAGGCAGTTGGTTGAAAACTCGGAACAGATACGGGTTATTCAGTTGTCAATATCCGATTTCAGCAAGAGTATTGACGTGAACACAAAAAACTCTGCTTCATATTTGAATGAGATGAATGTTAAAGGTGTTAAAGTAGCAATATAGGCAATGGCAACGATAGACGGAAAAAATATCAGGAATACATGGAATATGGCTTTGCTTACAGGGTCATACGACAGCCTTTTTCGCTATCCGAAGCGCAAGACGGTAAAACATACCAACTACGCAGAAACAGACGGCATACAGCCCGATTTGAGGCGATTTGAGACAGAGCCGCGCAAGGTATCGCTTAACTTTATGATAAAGCATCGAAGCGAAAGCGAATTTTTCAACATACATAACGATTTTTTTCAAACAATGATAGCGCCGGGATACAGAACGTTCAATCTCGAAAACGGACTTGTGTATGAGTTGCGATACGACAAAACGCAAAAGATGCGGTCTATTCGATTGTTTGACTATGGGGACGGCGGCACAACTTTCACAATGGATTTTATCGAAGACGGTACGGTTATCAACCAAAGCATTGTATCCCCGACAGGAGGCATACGGCTGAAAGGCATGTATGCTGTCGATGGTCGCGATTTTGGGGACTTCGGTATTCATCCCGACGGAGACATTGGCGAAGTTTTGAGATACCCCGACGTGAAAGATGCGTTTTTTGACGGTCGGGATTATCACTTGGATACACGCATGTTAAGGCACAAAGAAATTACAATAAAGTTGTGGATGCTGTCAAACTCACAGCAGGAGTTTGCACATAACTATCAGGCGTTTTACAATTCTTTTGCCAAAACAGGCAAGCAGTATTTGTACATACGTGAGATAGGCGGTACAACGGAAGTGTATTACATGGATTGTTCGGCCTTTAAGGTGCATTGGGGCGACAGGCCGAGTGCAAAGTTCAGCATCAAGCTCTGTATTCCGGTCGTTACGTGGAGTAGCGGAGTTACGAGTATTTGGACAGTTCTTGAAGACCCTGATTTTGGTTTGCTCGCAGATGAAAATGGAAATGTAATAATATTGAATTAATTGAATTATGGCAACAGATTTTAATGTTATACGACTCACAAATCTTCCGTTGGCTACTCAACCGGAAATTGACAACGGCAATATTCTTATTGTTTTAAGTAATGGCGTTCGCCGCGCTAATCCTGCAAGCATGAAAGGCGCAAAGGGCGATACCGGAGCGAAAGGCGATACCGGAGCGCAGGGTTTACAAGGACAGCAAGGACAACAAGGCATTCCCGGAGAGCAAGGCGAAAAGGGAGAAAGAGGCTACAAAGGGGCAAAGGGCGATACGCCCGAAGTTGACTTTGAAATAGACTACGATACAGGCGAACTGATTATGATTACAGAAGATTAAACTTTAACAGCAACGGCTATGAGTGCAAATATAAACATTATCAAAGGCAATTCCGTAACGATTCAATTCGGGGAGGGTTTACGGGATGAGATGAAAGTTTCAAAATCGACTTTCAGGATAAGCAAGTCGGCATCGGATATTGTTACAATACAGATTGACGGTATCAGGCATTTTTGGAAAGCGAAAATGAACACAGTAACGATACAGGACGGCGCAAGTGGTACACCCGAACAATTAACATCGTCGAATTGGAGTGAATTAACAGAAGGTCTATATGAATTAAAGGGTGGTATGGGTGGTGGTTCAGGCGCACTTTCAATTGACAACGATTTCTTCTTTGCATCCGCAACGGAACGAGACAACTATTTTACGACAAATCCATTAAAACTTAAAGACGGAATCCATGTATCAGTTGCAGGAACATTACAACAGTATCAGGATGGCGTATGGGTTGACGTCTCGGTTTTAGTTCGTGGCGACAAAGGCGAAAAGGGGGATGATGGCAATACGCCTGCTATTGACTTTGAGATTGATACAGACACAGGAGAGCTTGTAATGATAACCGATTAATTTATAAAATATGGCAACAAAAAAAATAATAGGCACAATAATGATGATTCCGTCGGGCGATTGGAACAGCGTGACGGAATACAAAATACTGAATATCGTAAGGCACAACGATACTGTATATGTGGCCAAGAAAGACAATGTTAATACAGCCGTAACCGACACTGCTACATGGTTTGCTATGGGAAAATTCGGCGCAGATGGAAATGACGGCGACGATGGCGCAGACGGCAAATCCCTTGTCGTTCTGTCAAACGGCAACATCGGCTTTTGGGACGATACCGCACAGGATTACGTCGATAGCGGCATAACGGCTTCGGCTACCGTCGACCTGCAAAACGCAACCGTGACATTCACAGAAGCACAAGCCGTTTCAAACATCGAATCAGGTGAAACAGTCCCTACAATTTTCGGGAAGATTAAAAAGTGGTTTGCGAGTTTGGGCGCGTTGTCGGCAAAGGACAAAGCGGATTGGCTTACGGACATTGACAACAAGCCGACAAAATTGTCGGATTTCTCAAATATCGAAACAGGGTTTATTACACAAAGCGCTGTAACAAGCGCAATCAGCACTCATGGAAGCGATTCTACTACGCATCAGGACATAAGGATGTATTTGTCGGATGTAGAGGCTATTGCACGCGGAAAGTCGCGGTCGTGGGTGTTTGATACGGTTTCCGATTTGGATACTTGGCTGACTGTTACCGCGAATGTGGATGAATTGCTGATAGGGGATAATTTCCTTATCCGCGCAACAGATGTGCCGGATTATTGGTGGGACGGCACACAGAAACTTCCGAGCGAGGTTGAAAAGGTTGATTTGACGAATATCTATACGAAGTCGGAGGCTGACGGTATCTTTTTGAAGAGCATCACGAAGTCGATGATTGAGGCGCAGCTGACGGGTTTGGTTACTTCGCATACGCACAATTATCAGCCAACGGAGGCGGGGAAGGGATTGTCGTCTTATGACTTTGACAGAACGGCAAAGGGCAAACTTGATTTTATGGACACCGATAGTGCGAAGTCGAGCCTGTCGAGTATGGCAATAACAAAACACATCACGCCTGTTACCATTTCCTCGAATCAGTCTTTTTCGGTTGGTTCGGTTGCGGTTGATGTTTTGGCTTTTGTGGTGGTTGTGACGGCTACTGCTGCGGTGACGGTTGTGATGCCGAATACGAGCGATTATATCAATATGGGCGAGGCGAGTTATGATATGGCAATCGGAGATTCGATTGAGATTCATGTGCTTGTTGTAAATGGCAAGTATCATATTAAAGTTCAAGCAAAGTAAGGGTATGCTGATTAATCAAAGGGCGGTAGGTGGGAAGAAAAAATTATACGAACATCTTGTTCGTTTCTTCCCGGCAGGGAATTATAATTGGACAGTTCCTTCTGGATGTACTTCTATTGATGTATTTCTTGTTGGCGGAGGCGGAAGCGGCGGCGGTTCTGACAGCCCCGCACGTCTTGGTGGCGGTGGAGGCGGCGGATATACAAAAACATATTTGAATATTGCAGTATCTGTTGGCCAAGTCATTCCAATCATAGTAGGCAAAGGTGGAGTTGGCGTGCATGGTGGATCAAACAATGGTGAATTTTCGCAATTTTTAAATGCTTCATATAGAGCAAATGGCGGAAATGCAGGAATGACAGCATCAGGTACTGGGCTTAATGGAGTTACCGGCGGAAGCGGCGGTTCTGGTGGTTCAAGCGCACGTTCAACTACATTAGTAGAGACTGGCGGATCAGACGGAAGCACGCCATTTGGCGGTGGATCAGGACAGGGATCAACGACAAGAGACTTTGGCACAGGACACAGAAATGCAGGTGGAGGTGGCGGATGTTCATATTCAGGAATGGGCGGAAATGGAGGAGCGAGTGATTATGCACAAGGAAGGGGGCAAGACGGAAAGGCTAACGGCACGCAAGGAAAAGGAGGTGGCGGTTATGGAGGTGGTGGTGGAGGAGCACAGCATTATCGAATAGAAGAAGGTCATGGAATTGGCGGAAGCGGTGGCGATGGCACTATCCTGTTACGTTTTCTGTCTACCCAAATGCCATGAATTTAATCAATAAACAAAACAATATGGAAAATTTAAAAATATACGTACAAAAAAACAGAAAAGGCTATTTGGAAATAGCAGATATTGGCGATGTTGTCGTAAAGAACACTTACGATGACTATCTCGCGGGGGATTGGGTTGAGTTGAGCGATGAGCAGCTTGCGTTTCGAGATAACAATCCTGCGGCGAGTATAAAAGAGGTGTTTGAGATGGAGCTTGCGCCGCTGCCGCCTGAGCCGACGCTTGAGGAGTTGAAAATAAGGGCTATTGAACAGGTTAAACAACACGCGGAAAACAGGCTGAAAGAGGCGTATCCGCCAGAAGTATTGATTGCCAAAGCCTATTCAAAAGATGCTGATGATAATGCTTTTTACTTTGATGGGTTTATGGACTTTTCGGAGAGGATAGAAAACTATGAATATAACGCAAAGCAACATATCAATGACAGTAAGGACGGTAATGACATTAATGAGGCGGTGGATGAGTTTAATCAATTAATATCAATGCTATGAGGCGGTGGATTGAAAACGTAAGGGAGGCTCGAAAGACGGCGGAGGCTTATCATGCGGCTATTGGGGAGGCTTCGGCGCATCTGTCGGATGAGACGGCAATGGCGTTGCCGCAGTCGGCTTTTAAACAATGGGAGGCTGATGCAGATTATTTAGTCGTTGGCGAGATATTGGTTTACAATGGTATTACTTTTCGGGTAGCACAACCTCATACTTCGCAAGCAAATTGGCTACCGACTGATGTGCCTGCACTCTACGACAGATTTACGACGGTGGATGTTGGCGGTGAGGAGATTGAGGAATGGCAACAGACATACGCGCATAACGCCTACATGACAGGGAAAAAGGTGTTGTATAACGGAAAGGTGTATGAATCGCTTATTAATAATAATTCTTTTTCGCCGGATGATTTTCCTGCGGGGTGGAAGTTGGTTGAAAATTAAGAATTGCAGCAGCAATGAAAATATACCGAAATAATACAGAGATTGCAAATGTGCACGTAAAGGAGTCTTCTTATGTATATGAGGAGATTAACGGCGCATATTTAGCTTACATTGAGTTTGACGTAAAGAATCCCGTAGGACTTGAAATTGACGACTATATTGATTATTTCGGCAACAAATACAGTATCCGTTTTCAGGAAAGCATATCGAAAGTGGAAACATCGCTTGGGTATGAGTACAAGGTTACGCTTTACCACGATATTTACAGGCTGTATGATACGGCGTTTTTCCAATACGAAGAGCCTGACTTCGACAAGAACAGGCAAATGTATTACGGTACTGCTTCGGATGTTCTCGGCCTTGTCATAAGGGAAATGAACAAAAACGGCTCTGGATGGGCGCAAGGCTCATGTATTACCACAAAAACGGAGTTGTTCGACTTTAAGGACAAGCTGTGCGGCGATGTCATGGAAGACATTACAAGTACGTTTGACTGCGAGTTTTGGGTAGAGGGACGGACTGTCAATGTAGGCAAGCGTGAATACAACAGCAATGGCCTTGTATTGATGCAGGGCGCGGGCGGCGGATTCCGTAACTTAACGCTGATGGCGGAAGATGAAAATCCACCCATAACACGCTTATATGCCTATGGCGGCGACAGAAATATCTATCCGCTTGAGTACGGACACGATTATTTGATGCTACCGAATGGCGATAAGTACATTGAAAAGAATGTAGATAAGTTCGGGCGGCGAGATGCCGTCAAGCAGTTTGATTACGTTTACCCGAAGAAAGAGTTTGTTGTTACAACAAAAATGGACGCTTTCACGCTACGGAGTACGGATATTGACTTCAATCTGACGGATTATCTGCTTGACGGTATCGATGCGATTGTGACGTTTCAGACAGGCAGTCTTGCCGGATATGATTTGCGTATCAACGAGGAAAGCTGGAATAATACAACGAAAGAGCTTGTGCTGTTGAAAAACGAGGACGAGTTGGACATGGATGTTCCGAGCGAGCTTATAAGTTTTGCGGTAGGAGACGTGTTTATACTTACAGGAATAAAGATGCCGCAGGCGTATATTGACGAAGCGGAGGACTTATTGCTTGAAGAGGCGCAAAAATGGCTTGACGAGAAGTGCGAGAAGCGCGTACAACTTCGTGCCGAATGTGACGAAATAGAGTTTGCCGAGCGCAATATATTTATCACATGCGGGCAGATGGTTGGCGTATATGACCAAAAACTCGATATTAACAGAGAGATACGCACGATTGCTGTTAAACGGTTTATCAGTACGGCTTCGGCAGATGAGGACGAAGAATCAATCACGCCATACAGGTATGAGATTACGCTGTCTGATTTTCTGCAAGCGAGCGGACTGAAAAAACTGATTGACGACATAAAAGATATTCCACGCCTGATAGACGACAAGCTCAATCCATTGAAACAGTACACACGTCGCACATGGTACGATGTGATGGAAACGAAAGAAATGATGTTTGACCCCGAAGGGAGTTTTTTTACCGACATCATTAATCCGCTTGTGGTGCATACGGCACAGTTAATTGTCGGTACTAACTCGCAGCAAATGGATTTTGTCGGAGTGTATTTTATTCCGAACGCTGACGGCAATCCGAATCTGTTTAAGAATACGGCGGGCATCTTGGAGCATTTTACAATCAAAGGCGACGGAAGTATCAGGGAGTGGACTATTTCGGCTGGTACGTTTACATTGAATAACAATCAGCCGCATTATGTATATGCGAAGTGTGAGAAAGACGGGGATTTTGGCGAGATATTCGTAACGCCCGATAAAATCAAACTCGAAGATGTTGCGGGTTACTATCACTTTTGGGTTGGCGTTTTGAACAGTCCACGCGATGGGGTGCGCAGCTGGCAGCCGAATTTCGGATATACGGAGATTGCGGGGCAGCACATAACCACAGGCATTATAAAGGACAGAAATGCAAATCTTGTGATTAACTTGAATGAGGGAACGATAACAGGATATGGGCGTATAACCGACAGACCTGATTTGAGTGGCTTTGCGACATACTCACAGTTAAGCATATTGGGCGACCAGATTTCTGCGCAGGTATACAGGATTGACCAACTTGGAAACAAAATTGAGACGGCTGGATGGTTGGTAGAATCAAATGCGGTTAATATGTTTGCGTCAAAGACGATGGAAAACGGCGACACAATAATTAACAGGATAAATGTTTCTTCGGCGGGCGTTAGAATTGATGCAAATAACATCAATCTTGTCGGTGCTGTTTCGTTCTCTATGCTTTCAGGTAGTGCGACATGGGGACAACTTCCATATGATGTTCAAACTCAAATAAATAGCAAACTAACAGGGTCAGTTGTTGGCGCGGTCGGTCAAAATACATTTAACGTTGCTTTAGGTGGGCAAACAATTATAGCAGGCGGATACCTTCAAGCCTCTTTAATTAATACATCAAATTTAGTTGTTACAGATGGCGCTTGGATTGGAGGTTTTGAGATCAGGTCTGGCTGGTTAATTGCCAACGGAAATCCAGACCAAGACATTGGTTACATAGATATGCGCAGCGGTCAAACTCGTATAGCTTTTGGAAGGAATTTAATTCCGGCAACAGCTGGAGGGGCAATTACTTTGACAGCACTTATTAGAAATGAAAATCAAGCGTCTTGGCCGGGAACAACTTATGCTCTTCATTTGTTAGCGAGAGGTACGCAATCTCAATATATTGGCGCTTGTGCATTGTATGCTGATGGAGGTATTGCTTCAAGAGGCTCTTATTCTGTAATGCAAAGATGTTATTCGTTAAATTATTTTACGACAGCGAATAGCGCGGAGCCTTTGCGTTTTCATAATACCTTTGTTTTGCAGCCAACATCAGATGTTAGCGCTTATCTTCCAACAGATACAGCTATGCATAATGAGTTTGGTTATATGACAAATGGCGAAGCTGCAGTTGACTCAGCGATGCTTAGAATGACAATTATCGTTACTCGGTGGGCAACAGCGTATGTTTATATTGTTGGTAGTTCAGGCGCTCCCATCATTGACAATGATGGGAATACACAAGCTAATCAAAGAATGGCGAGAGGAGATATACTTGAACTTGGATATTATAATCGTGCTTGGTATATTTTAAATCATAGAAATTAATTATATGGCAAAGAAAATAAATTTTAGTAATGTTCGTTGGGAAGCTACTATTGGTGAGTTTTCTATAATGGATGCGAGGAAAGATGTTGGTAATATGCTTTTTATTAATGCTCCAACACTTGAACTTGATGAATTGGCGCGTAAGATTTATAATTCTACAAATGAAGGAATAATTCTTACAGAAGAAGAATTTAGTCTTATGATGAATACTCTTTTGCAAGGAAAAGCTGCAAGGTATTCTCTTATTAAGGCTTTGAGAGAGACAGCTGTTGATGTTACGGCAGACGATATTCGTGATTTTGAAGAACAATTTAAAGTTAATAAGTAATGGAAGAAATAAGAAGCGAGAAAATCGCAAGAAGAGAAGAAAAAGACGGCCTTATTATTTCGGCAGTTATTGAAAAAATAGGCAAAGATACAAATGTTTCTTTACAGGTTATGGAAGAGGCTGGTCTTTGGAATGGAGGAGCGCAATATATTACGCAAAATGATTTTTTCTCTATGCAGTGTTCTAAGTATGATTGTGTTGAAGTGTTGTATAATATCGTTATTGAGAAATTCAATGGCATAATTGAGGAGTTTTCTTTGTGAATTTATTGTTATTAACAATTATTTGATATGAAACGAATTATTTTACTTTTTGTTGGGCTGTGTATTTTGTTTCGGCTGTCTGGACAAACAGAAACAGTAACTATACCTGATACCGTTTATATATCGGCAGGCGACAGTTTGACGGTTTTATATCCTCGTGGAATCGTGCTGAATGTCGGGGATACGGTAAGCGTCGATACGTGGTACGTGTCGGATGATTCGGTGTCGTGGCGTGCGTTGCGTGATTTTGAAAAGTGGTTTGTGACAGGCGATTCAATATGCCTTGACACCATACCGGCATACAAATATTATTGGGCTTATCTGAATCAGCCGGCAACGATAGAGAATATTGTGTGGACGATTGAGGCTATTGAATATGTTTCGCTCGAAGAGCCGAGAGTTTGGAATGGTCAGCATATCAATAAAACTGATATTCTTTTGCTTACAGGCGACTGTATTAACTTTTATTATGAGTTTGATGGATTGCAGCCTGATTATGCGGTATGGAAGCTAAACGGTGATGCTACTGAAATGCCTGCAATGGATGCAGGCACATACAGCCTGACGGGTTACATCGTGAATCCGAAAGGCGTACAGATTGATTCTGTAAAGTCAAAAACATTCAATGTTGCTTTTGCCGATCCTGCTGAAAAGATTGTTTTCAGGTCGTGGGCAGGCAGTAATGACGGACGGCCTAAGACGGATACGCTCGTGGTGGATGCTTCGGTGTATGAATATGTGTTGGATACGCTTGTTTTTGCCGTGAGCAATCCGTACAGGTATGAGTTTGTGCCTGTAATTCGTCAGTTCGACAGAAATTATGATTTCACATACAAATGGGAGTACAACGAGTTTGCTTTCGTGAATCAGACAGGCAATGTATTGGAGTTTTACCCGATTGGGTTTCATCATTCAGGCAGTTACCGATTAATAACATACTGGCATAACCGCAAGTTTTACACGCCTTTTATTCGTTTCACGGCGCATAATACGGCAAATGAGGCGATACATGGCGGTTATATCGAAAATGGAGTTATCTATGATATTTACGGCAGAGTTGTCAGGACGGGCGTTTCAGGCTTGCATACAGACGTGATACGAAGCGTTCAGCTTCCGAGAGGGATATATGTATTGAGAGATAAGGACAAATCTTACAAGTTTATTAAATAGGAGTTTTTAAGTATTTACAAACATTAATTATCAGTTATTATGAAAAGGTTTATTTTTTTGATTAGTATGCTGCTTTTGGCAGTGTGTGTGCCTGTTTTCGGGCAAGGTATTGAAATTATCCCTCCCGAAGTAGGGGATTTTTTAGGTTTAGGGACGTTTGCGGCTTTGGCGGCTGCTATTCCCGTTGTGGTTGAAATAATTAAACGGTTTATCCCAAAAATGTCGTCGTTGGCAAATCAGATTTTGTCGTGGGGGATCGGGCTTGTCGTTACGATGGTTTGCTGGTATTTCAGTTTCGGATTTCCTGCGGGGCTTGTGTGGTGGGTTGCGCTCCTGTATGGCATAGGGGTCTCGCTTGCGGCTAATGGGATATTCGACATTGGATTTATCACAAAGTTTTTTGACGGGATTTTTGGGAAGAAAGAGTGAATGGTTTCGACTTTTTCGATAGAAAATCGACCGAAGTCGAAAGGTAAAAAAACGCTCGATGAAAGTGGTTGTTAATAATGTGATTCCAATCAAAGGGTTCTCCGGAATTAATCTATTCGGAGTGCTCTTTGTGCGGAATGGTGTTGTTGTGACAGACAGATTGATGAATCACGAGCGTATTCACACGGCGCAGATGCGCGAGATGCTGTATGTGTTCTTTTATCTGTGGTATGTGGTTGAATGGTTTGTGAAGTTGTTTAAGTATGGTTCGCAGAGCTATTACAATATCAGTTTTGAGAGGGAGGCATACAACAATGAGCGTGATTTGGATTATTTGAAAGAGAGAAAGTTGTTTGGTTGGTTTAAATATTTGTAAAAAAGTTGGTTATGAATGATTATATAAATCCTACGATGGAGGTTGCCAAGGGGATTAGCGAGTATAGCGTGTTTGTGATGATTGCTTCGGTGTTTATTGTGTCGTTTGGCGTTATTTTGTATTTTATACTAAAGATGTTCAAACAGGCCAATAAGGACAATAAGGATTTTTTGGCAAAGGCGTTTGACAATCAGCAGAAAATGTTTGAAAGCAATCAGAAAATGTTTGAAAATCAGCAGAAAGTTCTTGAGAGCATTTTGGATTTGCAAAAGAACAATAACGCAAGTATTTATCAACTGAAAGAATCTCTTACGGGAGAGGTAATGAATCAGGTACGCATCCTGATGAAGTACGTTTTTACCTCAAACAAAGATTTTATATGCAGGACGATTATCGGGCATATAAAGGAAAAGGACAATCTTGAGGACAGGGATGCGATCGGAAAGAAAGTGAAGTCGATGCTGAACAATCTGTACAAGACGATGAAAGCTGATATTGATGTGTATAGGTACAATGGCATTAAGCTGTCGGAATATTGTTTGGACGAGTGGCTTGACAGGGCGTACAAATACAGTATGGATGCAATTTACGATGGGAAAGAGTACCACAGGGATACCTATTTTCGTGGGTTGGATATTTTGTTTGAGGCAATTAATATTGAGTTTTTTGAGAATTTAAAGAGAATGGCATGAGACGGATTGACAAGATAATCGTTCACTGTTCTGCTACGCCTGAAGGCAGGCATCATACGGCTTCCGAGATTGACGCTTGGCATAGGGATCAGGGGTTTAGGTGCATCGGGTATCATTACGTGGTGTTGCTCGACGGAAAGATTGAGGCAGGAAGGGCAGAAGCGGAGGTAGGCGCTCACTGCACGGGCGAAAACAGCCACTCGATCGGCGTTTGTTATATCGGCGGGTGCGATAAAAGTATGAAGCCGAAAGATACGCGCACAGAGGCACAAAAAAAGTCGCTTGTGTCGCTTCTTACTGCACTTAAAGAAAAATATCCTGATGCTTCGATACACGGGCATCGTGAGTTTGCCGCAAAGGCTTGTCCGAGCTTTGATGCTGCGGTTGAATATGCAGGTATCGGCTTGTATGTAGAAGTTACCGAAAACGACAATTTTGTTTCGGTCGATGAACAGTTTGAATTGCCTGAAACGGAGAATATTTTGGAGGAGATACCGAATTTGAAAGAGATGCTGTCGGAGCATGAGGCAGGAGAAACGCCATCGAATCCTTCGGCGTGGGGGTGTTTGCCTTTGTTGTTGCTTTTATGAAAAAGGAGTATGCGGTTGCGTTGTGTTTGCTTTGCCTTGCGATTGGTTTTTATTTCGGTCGCAAAACAATAAGCTACGAAACTGAAACAAGGTACATTAAGGGCGATGTCGTGCGTGATACCGTTTGGGATACTCGTCTTGTGAGCGAAACAATTCCGAGTGAGCCGGAATTGATTTACAAGGTAGATACAGTTTTCAAGGACAGCATCGTCTTTATTGACATTAGGGTGGATACGGCGGCAATTATCAATGATTATATCACGAAGCGTGAGTATTCGGCGGTGCTTTTTGACAATCCACAACATGGGAAACTAAGTATATGGGAGACGGTGCAGTATAACAGCTTATCGGAAATCAAGTATGAGTTTATTCCTGTTTACAAAGAGATTACAAAGTACAGGATAAAGACTTGGCAGCCGTATGTGGGGGCTTCGTTCAATACATTTAATCAGGTTACGGTTGGCGCAGGTACTTTTCACAAAAATACGGGGGTTGATTTGCAGTATATCCATGATTTTAGTTTGCAGAAAAAGGGGTATGGGTTGGGGGTTAGGTATAAGTTTTAACGCTTTGTGAAATATCTTTTCGTTTAATTCTAAGTGTTTTATTGAGTTTTGATTGTTATTAGTCGGCTTGCTTGCGAAAGTAGGACGACTTTTTTAATGCCTAAAAATCAAAGCATTAAAAATAAACATAAAATATTAACAATTATTAACATTCATTTTAAGTATTTTTAACTAAAAAAACACTTGACAATACAACAAATATGTTGTATCTTTACATCATATTAATTAAAGAATCGGCGGCAACGTATAACAGCGGTAAAAAAAAGATGAAAAATTTAGTAGTTACTAATTTAGAAACTTTACAGAATTTTCCTGCAAACGCGATTTTGATCATGTATAGCGATCATTATCATGGCAATTCAGGTGATGACATCTTCATCACTGATAATACCGGTAGTCTTGTTAATCAAGGTACTGATGGGGTTATAGGTGCTGAGGTATTTTTCAAACATTTTAACATGACTGAAAATGATAGAGGAGTTGTATCCTTGAAATCTATAACACATGAAAAAGGTGCTTTCAAAGCATTTCAAGCATTCAGAAATATATGCCTCGCTTATACAGAAGCATCATATAACCTCAAAAAGTGGGAGAATGGGGAGACAGTTTGGAATGTTGCCGGGTGTGGCAAATTCGCTAATAATGGATGTGGCGACTCGGCAACTTTCGTTGGATCAAAGTGCACAATGAAATTCGAGGATACCAAATGGTATAAGAGATATTGCTGTGCGAAAGAATCGACCGTAAATCGCAAACGCGCTGAATACAATGCGGCGCAAATAGAATTTAATGCAGCTATTCAAAATGCACTCATCGCGAAAAAGAATGAGGCAAAAAAATGGTTCGTTGAAAATAACATATCAGTAAGAAATGCCTATAATTTTATAGAAGGCTACATAAAATAACTACGCAAATCAAGTTGATAAAAGAATTAATAGAAGACTAATTTATGAAAAGATTTATTTTACAAAAATCACAGACACGCCAAAATTGGTGGGTCTGTACAGATACGAAAAACGGTATTGTCTGCGAGTTTGAAGAGAAAAAATTCAACGAAACGCAGAAATTTTCGATACTTGAAGATATTGAAAATCCCGATGCTTTATCACTTGCAAAAATAGCGCGTGAAATGGCCGATTGGTTGCGCGAAAATCATTATAAAAAAGTAATGCCATGAACGAAAGAGAAAGAATAGGCACGCGAATAAGGGAAATTCGCACATCAAAAGGAATTTTGCAACAAGAACTTGCAGAACTTGCGGGATTAAAACAGCAGAGCATTGCACGAATTGAAGCAGGCAAATTTTCAACAGGAATTGACATGCTCGGAAATATTGCCGACGCACTCGGATGCACTATTGAATTTAATGAAAAAGCGCAAAATAAGCGCAACGATACATTTTAGATGTGTTAATTTGTTGATTTATAAGCTAAATTTTCCATCCTTACAAGCAGAGGGTCGGCGGTTCGAATCCGTCAACGCCCACCTCAAAATCAAGGACTTACGGTAAATGGTAAGTCCTTTTTTGTTTAAAAATATGGAGTTTTAGAGCGGTTTTTTGATAGAAAGTTAAACCAAGAGTTAAACCGAAACATTATGGTTAATATCTTGTGTTACAAATCAAAAACATTAGCAAACGGCGAAAATCCGTTAGTAATTCGTGTCTGTAAAGACGGAAAGAAAAAGTATCAGAGTTTGGGAATATCCGTAAACCCCAAATTTTGGGACTTTGAAAAGGAACGCCCAAAGGCGAATTGTCCGAACAAAGAATTAATTTTGAAAATCATTTTAGAGAAAGAAAATGAGTATCAAAAGCAGATTCTTGAATTTAAGTCAGAACAAAAAGACTTTACCGCTTCCACGCTGTTAGCAGCCAAAGCAAACAAAGTTAAGAGCAAAACCATTTCCGAATGTTATACCGAACACATTGATTATTTAAAATCAATCGGCAAAATCGGAACGGCTAAATGTTACAAAGATTCTTTCAACTCCCTGAAACGCTTTACAAAAGGCAAATTAGACTTCTATTTTGATGAAATAACTTTGCATTGGTTGAATAGTTATGAAAAATGGTTAAGAGCAAATCAATGTAAGGAAACATCTATGAGTGCATTTTTCAGGACTTTGCGAAGTGTGTACAACAAAGCCATAGCAAACAAACATGTAAAAGCCGATGCCTATCCGTTTAAAGCATTCAAAATATCCAAGTTTGACACCACAACAGAAAAGCGAGCCATAGCCAAAGAATCAAACAAACAAATTATGAATGTCAATTTAGATTCGGGACGAAAATACATGCAGTTAAGCAAAGACCTGTATGTATTCAGTTATCTATGTGGTGGAATCAATTTTACCGATATGGCAAACTTGGAACACAGCAACATAACAAATGGCAAATTGTCTTATATCCGCCAAAAGACAGGAAAGAAAATCACAATTCCTGTTACGTCCGAAGCCATGCAACTAGTAAATAAGTACATGAAAGAAAGCGTTTGCACGAATGATTATATCTTTCCGATTCTTGACAAAAGCAAGCATGTTACCGAACAGCAGAAGTTTAACCGAAAGCACAAAGTTTTGGGACATGTGGATAAATGCTTGAAAGAAATATCCAAACAAGCGGGGATTAATGCCAATCTTACTACCTACGTTGCAAGACACAGTTTTGCCACTGTATTAAAACGTTCAGGCGTGAATATTGCATTGATAAGTGAAGCATTGGGACACACCGATTTAGCGACTACGCAAATTTATTTGGATTCATTTGAGAATGAACAAATAGATGCTGCAATGGCTAACCTGTTGTAACCACGTAGTAAAAAGGGAATCCGATTGTAAAATAAAAGACCGTTTTCGTAAGTGAAGCGGTCTTTTATTGTATTTTTGTCCGAAAATAAAAATTCTTTATGACAGAGTTTTACATCAAATCGGAACATCTGCAATTGGCAGAGCCGTTAATGAAAAAATACTACGATTATGATTCTACCATGCTGATAGATGAAATACGGCATTGCGTTGAAAGCAGCGGAATTGATTACATGAAAGATTTAACCATTGACTATGATGAATCATTTAGAGAACACAAAGACCTGACTTTTCATGTAACAACACCCTGCAAAAAAGAAGTACACGAATATTTTAGCGATTATTTTTCTATACAGGACGATGACGAAGAAGAAATCATTACCGATGACGATATTGTTTTGCTTTGCCTTACCTATATGTCCTATATTTATCACAAGGAAACCGAAGGCTTTTTTAATCATTCCTGCCTTATTGACGACTTGGATATTGAATATCAACTTGTTTTGCATCATCAAATCTATCCTGAAATGCTATCACTTTACAGAATGATTCTGGAATCCAAAGCAAAGAAAAACAGAGGCGCAAAAATATCCATTTTCTACAAACAGGATAAAATAGACGTTAATACGTGCGCATGGTTTTTAGACGACTTGGAAAAATACTTTCAAGACCGTTTCCCCGATTTAACACTTGAAAAGATTAACCAACTGTTGCCTGACAACAAAGGCAAAGCCGGACGGAAATTTAACAACCGGATAACAAACAACCTGATTTGGGGTACATATCAATTATTGTACAACCACCATTCAAAATTCAAAAACCCCAAAACACGCATAAGCGAAAAAATCTGTCAATTCATTATTGACTACTTGGATTATTTGGAAATCTCCAATGATTTTATTTTGGTTGATATTCGGAATTGGTTAAAGGATATGATAAGACGGGGCTATACCCCACAATGGGACTTGCTTTGGCGCAATGCCTTTTCTAAAATTCAAGAAAAACAACCTGAAAATCTAATTGAAAAAATAAACCAACCCTCACGAAGATACGATTTATCTAATTCGTAATTAGCGATTTACATTTAACATTCTCTCACTTTTGATATTTTGGGAGTAATTAAGCCGTTTTTGGTTTCAATTACTCCCCACACGCCTTTTCGCGCCCATGTACTTTTGCACCATCATTTATTTATTTATTCACATTTTATATTTATAAAGATGACAAATTTTTCTAACTGCGGAAACGCAAAATCAAATGAGAGAATTAACGAAGTGCAAACTTCAAGTATCAATCCTTTAAACATTTTAGCAATGGAAACAAAAAAAGCCACCACTGCTATTGAGAATTTAAACGAAGCAAAAACTGCTTCAAGTATTAACCCTTTAAAAATTTCAGCAATGGAATCTACAAATTTTAGTTTGAATATTAATTTTGACAGCGTGGAAGAGCCGGAAGCAATAAGCAACCGCTCCGCATTGGAAAGAATCCACGCACTTTCAACCAACGGCTACTATTTAGTCATGCAACCCAAGACAAGCCGGAGGAATGAAGCCTACTTATGGATAAAAGCCACAAAGCAAGGCGAAGACAGAGAAGAATTTTCTCTGTATGTAAACGATGAAATATTGAACGCTGTAATTGCCGTTCTTTTCGGAAAGACCGCCAATATTTCAGAAATCAATGCCGATGAGTTGGATAACTTTAATAAAAGAATCCCAAACTTTGAATATGCCTTATATATAACAGAAAAGGCACAAGGCAGAACAATGAAAAAGACTTATTCCACTACCGGACAGACTTTTTCAAGTTACTACAAAAGGGGCGTAATTACTTACAAGCCTTATTTGAATCCCGAACTTAAAGCGTACTTAAATGCTTAATTCACTAACAGAAAGGGCGGGTAAAACTGCCTGCCCTTTTATTTTATTAATAATCAGAAAACAACAATAAAATGAATAACAATAAGTTACATTTTGACTTGAATACAAGCGAAATCACAATCAGTCAGGGACAATACTTAAAGGATGTTTTGCCGGTAATCCCGACCAATACAATTTTAGCAAAGACAGTAGCCGGAATTGGTGCAACTACTTTAGAAATACAATCCAAACGTCATTCCATTATTATAGAGCCTAATGTCCCTGTTATCAAAGGGAAAATGCAAAAGCATAATAGCCTGTTTGGAGTGTACGAAGGCAAATCTATCAACAATGTACTTGAATATTTGGAAAGGCCGCTTGAAAAGAACGAACACAAAAAAATAATGACAACCCCCGAAAGTTTTTTTAAAGTCATGCGGGCAATGCAATTACTGCAAATTGACTGTTACAAAGAATATATGTTACTTTTTGACGAATGTGATAAAATCGTTAAAGACATTGACTACCGAAATGCGATTGTATTGCCGGTTGAGGATTTTTTCCTGTTTGAAAACAAGGCTTTTGTGTCGGCAACCCCGATTATGCCAAGCGACCCCCGATTTGAACAGCAAAATTTTCAGGTAATACGGATTGTCCCCGATTATGACTATACTAAAAAAATGCAATTAGTAACAACGAATAACGTTGTGGCTGTATTTCGGAAGATAAAAGCGATGTTAGAAAATCGGCAAGTCTGTATTTTCTTAAATTCAACTGATACGATTTTGGCAATTATTGAAAAATTTGAATTGAAAGACCGCTCTAAAGTATTTTGTTCACAGGACAGTGTGGATAAATTACACGAATCAGGCTATACAAACGCTTTTGCGGATTTGCAGTTTGACAACAACAAACACGTAAAATTAGCGCAATACACTTTTTTCACAAGCCGATTCTTTTCCGCTGTCGATATTGATTTGCAAACAAAACCGGCAATCGTAATCATATCCGATTTATTCTACGCTGCACATTCCATGATTGACCCGCACACAGAAGCAATACAGATATTGGGACGTTTCAGAAAAGGAACAGGCACAATAATTCATGTATCCAATTTCAATCCTTACTTGCCGTTCAAAACAGAACTGCAATTACAAAACTATCTGGACGGTTGCCACGATATTTATATGCAACTCAAACGCCTGTTTGAAACAGCAACCGGCGAGGGCGTAAGAGAAACATTGAAAGAAGCGTTGGAAAGGGTTACATACGCCAAATACATTGACGAAGACGGTAATAAAAATTATTTTGCCATTGACAACTATTTTGACGAAGAAAGGGTAAAAAGTTATTACATACACCCTAACCACTTGGAACAGGCATACATTGATACCGGACACTTTACGGTACAGCATCAATACCACTCATTACCTTTGGGCGATAAAGACCGTTTGAAAATAAGCCGAGCCGACAACAAAAAAGAAAAACGTTTGGCAATCATTGAACAATTGGATAGATTGAACGGCGAAGACGGCGTTTACGATGAGCCGTTATTCAGGGAGTTTCGGGATTCGTTGCACGATGCAGACGCTTTGATAGTAGAAATTTACGAAGCATTGGGAGCGGAATACGCAAAACAGAATCTAATGTCAGACAAAAAAATGAACTTGGATTTGATAAAACATCGAAGCGAAAACGGACAAGACCGCTTTGCGATTATGAGTTCAATATATGTCACTTTTGAAGCGGGCAAAAAATATCCGACTGAATATATAAAGAAAATGATAAGAAGGATTTACAGTTCCTATGGCGACACCACCAAATATACGGCAAAGAAGATTAAAGACTTCTTTACGGTAAATGAAAACGTTTGGGTACACAGGCAAAGAGCATATTTGCTGATAAGTAAATGCTGATATTCAAAAAAGTATGTGCAACATTTTTTTAGAAATATTGGTTTTATACCCCCAAAATAGAAAATGTTGCACACTTTAAATTTTCATTCATAAAAACAAAAAGGCATGAAAATTCAATCATGCCTTTTTTCGTTTGGGTTGTAATTTGGGTTTGGAGTTGCCTTTGTGTTTCCAATCGGGAAAATACTTTTCAAAGGTGGTTTTATCTACTGCTAATCTGCGGATTCTGTCAAAAATCGTATGTTCGTGCATCGTGTCCAAAACATACAGTTCCAAAAATGATTCTTTTTGTTCGTTGTCTGTCATAAGTATTGATTTTACGTTTATATATTGGTGTTATCTAGGAGTATAAAGATACTAAAATTCAGCGAGATAAACAACTAAAAACGGGATAAAGTGAATTATTGAATATCCGGTACACCCTGTCTCTAAAAAATACCCCCTGCCAGTAAGAAAAAAATAAAAAATGATATATAAGCAAGAGTAGAGTACCGTTCAAGTCCCCGCCGGTAATTGAGTAATAAAAAAAAATCTTGTCAGATAAAAACGTGTTGTAAAAAAGACACTCACAGGAAACAGTTTGCGAAAATCCGAACAAAGACAGGTCAGAACGGATTTATACAGTACACTTTTTTTCAGGTATAAAAAGTAAAAAACACGTCAAAAAAATGAATTAATCAAAAATAAAACAAATTTACAAACCCTGATGAAAGCCGTTTTAACAGACGGCTTTTGTTGTTTAAACACATTTATCATTATGGAAAAATTATTTGAAGTAAACGAAGTCAAATTGACTTACAGAACAAAGCAAAAAGCATCTGAAAGGCCAAAAGTCAGTAACAGCCGGACAACGTACGAATTGCTGTTAAAATGTTTCGATGCCGGTACAATTGAATTGAAAGAAAGTTTTAAGGTAATGCTTCTGAATCATGGAAACAAGGTTTTAGGCGTTATGAATGTATCAGAGGGCGGAATATCCGGTACAATAGTCGATACAAGGCTAATCATGCAATCGGCGATATTAAGCAATGCAACACGAATAATCATTTGCCACAACCACCCAAGCGGTAATGTACAGCCAAGCGCACAGGACAGTTTTATAACTAATCGGGTAAAACAGGCATGTAATCTTATGGATATTGAAATTTTAGACCATATCATTATCACGCCTGAAAGTTATTACAGTTTTGCCGATGAGGGAAGAATGTAACTGTCAATGAAAAGCCGGATAAAAATAATTAACTGTCCGGCTTTTCTATCGGTGGCATTTTATAAACGACGGTATTTAAAACGCTACAAATAAACTAAAAAATAAAGAATATGAAATACGTTGTATATTACAGAGTTTCCACGAAGAAACAGGGGCTTTCAGGATTGGGATTGGAAGCGCAAAGAACGATTGTAGAGAACTACATTAAGCACAATAAAGTAATAGCGGAATATACAGAGATAGAAACAGGCAAGTCCGCAAACCGTCCGCAATTAAACAGGGCTTTGGAGTGCTGTAAAACGAATAACGCTACATTAGTCGTTGCAAAGGTTGATAGACTTGCAAGAAACCTGCATTTTATAACTTCTTTGCAGGCTGCAAACGTTGATTTTATATGTTGTGATATGCCGACAGCCAACAGGCTTACAATTCATATCATTGCAGCCATAGCAGAAAACGAAGCGCAATTAATCAGCCAACGGACAAAGGCAGCATTAGCCGAAAAAAAGAAACAGGGCGTAAAACTTGGAAATCCGCACAACAATGGACTGACTGAAAAATCCATTGCAAAAGGCATGAATATCCGCCAAGAGAACGCAAGAAACAGCGACCGCAACAAGCAAGCAGGCACGTTAATTCTATCCATGCGCAACAACGGCGCAAAATGGAGTGAAATAGTTAGTCAGTTAAACGCAAACGGATTTAGAACAAGGCGGGAATGTAATTTTGACATTACGGCGGTTAAGAGGCTTTATTTCAGATATGCAGAAAAAAATCTTTAAACTTTTTTATGCAAATAAAATACTTTCGTTATCTTTGTGGCAATTCCAAGAAGCATAGCGTTGTTTTTTGGAAGGACTTTTTGGTAAACGTAAGCGTTTTAGAATATTATACTTGTTAATAGAAATATCGCCAAATTTTTCAAAAACAGATAAACCGACAAGTATAATAGACAACAACGCTTGCGTCATGTTTGTATATAATTGTTATATATACAGATAGGCGCAAGTATTTGTTGTTTATTTGTTCGGTTTGGTGTTTGGCGATGCCTCTATTAAGCAAATAAACATAACGGTACTTGTGCTTTTTATTTTATAAACAATTAAATACAAATGAATTATGGCGAAAAAAGTTTTTTTCAGGTCAATGGTAGTAATAACTTCCTTTTCAAAGAACATGAAAATTTTGAAGTTGTTTATTATTCTTGTTCCCCTGTTTGGATTGACGAGTTGTGGCGTATTAACGGGATTAATGGGCATACCTTCTGTATCAGGTGCATCAGTAACAGGTGTACATAATGTATCAAATGTAAATACGAATGTTGAGTTATCCAAAAAGAATTTTGTTGTACTTGGCAATGTATCAGGCAGTACAAACAATTGGTATTTGTTTGGTATTGGCGGACTAATCTCAAGAAATCTTTTAGGAGAGGCATATCGGGAAATGGAAAGAAAAGCCAATTTAAGTGGGACATCGAGAGTAATTATTAATGTTACTTATGATGTCCATACCACGTGGATTCTCATTTATCAACAATACAAAATTACGGTAACAGGGACAGTCATTGAATTTATAGATGATGATGATACAGGAATGAATGTTTATCGAAATTCTAATATTAATTCTAATACAAGGCCAAATACAAATAATTCGATAATTGACAACGTTAGAAATGTATTTCAAAGCAGGCCAAATACAAATGAAAATACAAATAATTCTTCTTTAACACGTGTAAATGAGGCACAACAGATAGCAAACGAAGGTACTTTGTCGGCAAGACAAACTTCTGATTACAATACAGCACAAGTACAACAAAGAAGTTCACAAACACAACAAGGCATTCAAGTTGAGGGTTGGTATTACGCAATTGCTTCCAATGGCACACCCACAAGAACAGCAATAAGACTTATAGTACAAAGACGTGAAACAGGACAGGGCTTTCCTCAATATTCAATTTTAAGTATAGATGGAAGAGCACCGAATCAATCAACAATTGCTTCCTATAATAACGATGCAGGTGCGTATGTTTTTAGCTGGGGTAACAGTACAGTTTATTTTAATGTTAATCGTTATTAATATATGATACTTCATAACAACGGCAAGCCTGAAATGGTTTGCCGTTTTAAATAGAAAATTAAAAATATTTATTTACAAATCTTGTTTTAACAATGTCAGTTAAACCGTGAGTTAAACCGCAAAGATAAAGAAGCAAAAAGTAACGACTTGATTTTATGTAATCATTTGTAATATAAGGACATATTAACAATAAAACCTTGTTACAAGTGAATACGGTGGGCAACCTTACAAGCAGAGGGTCGGCGGTTCGAATCCGTCAACGCCCACCTCAAAATCAAGGACTTACAGTAAAAGGTAAGTCCTTTTTCTTTTTGAGTACATGCAATTTGCATGCAACATTAGGGGTGCTATTGGTATTCGTGCTTGGCAATGTGTGAAGGTGTAATGTTATTACGAATATTGTTTTTGACATTTCTGCAAATCTGTTTATTAGTTATTTGTAAAATATTCTCTTCGATTTCCAAAACAATTTTTCTAAATTTAGAAAAATTAGCCGGTTTACTTTTCCCCGAAAATAGCGAATATTCGACAAAAGTGTTTTGAAGTTCTGCTTTTGAAATGTCATTTTCTAAATATAAATACATCGCCATTAGCCATTCGGGATAAGAAAGGTGTCCCAACGCTTTCAAGTGAATAACAGATTGTGCATTATCTACATTTTTGCAAAAAGCGGTCAATGTTTTTTCGCTTATACCTACGCTCTCCGCAATTTTTATCCATTTCTTAAATTTTTCATAATTATTTAAAACCGTATCAGTTACCTCATCTTTGTTATGTAAAAAATCAGTTGGCGAATGTTCAATATAAGGTATCATTACGCTCATCCAATTACTCAAATGTTCAGCATTCTGCCAATTATTATTACATCGCAACAATTCGCGATTCAATTGCATCATCGTATAATAATGATATGCCTGAACTGCTGCCAACAAGCGCAGCACTCTGATTTTTCGGTTGAGGTGTTTTGTTTTCATTTGTTTGTAATCTGACGCGCACCTTCGAGTATGAGCGGCTTACGGTTTTTGCTCTCTTTCCAAGCCAAAAATTGTACCATTAATCTTCGTTCCATATGGTGCTATGTTTTGTTGTTGGGCATATTATTATTCTTTCTATCACTTCTTTCATTCATTTCTTGAAACTTTTGATTCTTTTTCCCTTCAGTAATATGTTGTTATAAAATTCCTGCCTGCGAATTATATAAGTTGAACATATCGGTATTATAACCTACCCATATTTTATTTTTAACCTGTTCCTGCTCAGAAGAAGAAAGATTTGTTTTTGATAAGAGAAGACTTTGACATTCTCGAATCTTCTTTGGTAGAAGTTGTTTGCGGTTTCCCTGAATAATATCTTTTTCTCGTGTAAAACATATTACTCTACAGTCATCTCTTTTAAGTTGTTTTCCTAATAATTCCCACCACTTCTTATCAGTTTCTCCAATAGAAGAACCAAATATACAAATTAGATTTGCGTAATGTAAAAAACGCTCACAATCAGCATCGATACCTTCTCCTATACCGTTGTTGCTTTGAGGTTTCACAAATATGTCTAAAATATCAATATCTGTTCTAAAAGATTCATTCGCAATTTGAGAAATATCATTTACTCCTAAAAGTATTGTATTATTTTTCTCTGCAACTCCATGTATATGTACGATTTGCGACAATGTTTCATTTTTCTCATATCTATTTTTTCCTAAAAGAATAGTTTCTCTATTTTTTAAGTTAAGTATTTTCTCAATTGTTTTGGAATAATTGAAATTAATAATATTAACATACCATGGTGAATACGTTTTCCATTTTTCTTCATATTTAGCAACAATTTTACTGTCATCGGGTCGCAAATAAATTTCAGGATGAATTATATCATTGCATAGTTTTTGTTTTTTTTCTTCTGAAAGTATTAATTTTTCTTCTTCTATTCCTATATATTCCGCCAATTTGTCGGAAATTTCAAAATATACCTTCAAAAACTTTTCAGTGGAAGTAAACTTTGCAGTGTACTCGCCTAATGCAACTTCTAAATCTGCCCATGTTTCACTATATAGAATATCTTTCATCTCGGCAACCAGTTTTTCGTTGGAAGATTGCTTTATAAAGTACTTGTAAAAGTCCTGATAACGTGTTTTTAAATCAAGATTCAAATCAAACCCATTGCCAATAATGTACACTATATTCATGTCTGTTTTTTTGTGATTTTACTTATTATTTTCTGCTATCTCTATTTCCTCCTCCGTCAGCCCATATAACGCATACACCATACTGTCAATTTCTTTGTCTGTTACCGAAATTTGAGCGGAAAGTGAGTTACATTCCGTTTTGTAATCCGAAAAATATTCTTCCCATTCGTCTTGCTGTTTGAGTGTGAGGGTGATTTTTTGTTTTTTCAGTTCGGCAAGGAATTGTGCAAATTCCATTTCGTCGAAATGTGCAAGTGCGTTGGTAATAACAAGGGGGCATACCCCCTTGTTAGTTGCGACGGCGAAATTATCGGACAGGCGTTTTAGGAAGCGTTGGCGTTTGGTTTGTAAATCGGAATTGAGCGAAAGCATTTGGTCGGCTACTATTTCCAATTCGGCTGTAAGCATTTGCGGAATGGGAATTTGACCAAAATATTTCCAGATAAGTTGGTAGCCGTTTTGTATTTGTGTGCAATATTTGGATATTAGCCACCAACCCATTTTTGAATTTAAAATTGCCAATAATGCTTTGCTTTCCGTAGGGATTATCCACATTGAATCATTACAGTATAAACCACTTTCGTCAAAAATAAAACAAGGTCTTACTTGGAATTTTTGATACATTATTTTGGGTTTGGCAAATTCCTGATAATATCCGATTGCATCTTGTGTTTCAAACCATTTGTTGTTTGTTTTTTTTCTACTTCCCTTATTGCCTGATTGTTCAAGTCGGTCTTTTCCAAATGACAATAAATGATTTTTTATTGATATGAAATTTTCAATGTCAATATTTAAAGAAGGAAATGTGCCAATTAAATAACTTTCAATCGCGCCATTAGACCAAGGCAATA